GTTCTCAAGCGCAATCGTTGCCGGCAACAAACACAGCCGAGGGAAGCCACAGCTCGTTGTCGTTGCGAACTAAGATACGCGCGGAGTCGTGCGTCGAGCCTTTCGTCGGAGAAGTCCCTGATGCGCGACTCCACCAAAAGCCGACCCATCTATGGAAGAGTAAAGACATGGCAATATTCTCGCGCAAAGTAAACAAAGCAGCGATCTCACCACAGCCTGCAAAAGCAGCAGCTGCTGGTGCGAACAGTTACGCCAACATGAACTCGAGCGTCAATGTGTTCAATCAGTATTATTCGTGGCGCGAAGGTGAAGCGCGGAACCAGCTGATGACCATCCCAGCGGTTTCAAGGTGTCGCGATCTTATGGCTTCCGTAATTTCTTGCATGCCATTGCGCATGTACAACATGGTCTGGAATGGCGAACGCATGGAAAAGGTTTACCTTGCTCCGCGCTCATGGTTACGCCAACCAGATCCACAAAATACCTACGCCCATTTCATGTCGTGGGTTTTTGATGACCTCTACATGTATGGCAGGAGCATTGTCCACATTACAAGCAGGACAAGCGATGGCTATCCTGCATCCTTCCAACGGCTACCAGTCGGATCCATTACCAGCACCGATCAGACCGGTCCCGTTTGGTTCGCGCCAAGTAATCAGATCTATTTCAACGGAGTAGAGCTAGATCCACAAGATCTACTGCAAATATTGTCACCGACCACAGGCTTGATTTACACAAGCGTCTCAGCTGTAGAAACCGCGCTCAAAGTAGAAGCAGCGCGCAATAGGAACGCAAGTTCATCGATCCCTGCTGGCATTCTGAAGCAGACTGGCGGAGAACCACTTAGCGCACAAGAGCTCGCAGATCTTGCAGCATCTTTCAACGCTGCTCGAGCAACAAACCAGACTGCAGCGCTCAATGAGTTTCTTTCGTATGAAGCGACCACAATGAGCCCAGACAAAATGCTTCTCATTGAATCCGCTAACTATTCCGCACTTGAAATGGCGCGTCTTGGCAATGTTCCGCCATATTTGGTCGGCGTAAGCACAGGTTCCTACAGCTACCAATCATCACAGCAAGCGCGCGCAGACTTGTACATTTTCGGCGTAAAACTTTATGCAGAAGCAATCGCAGAAGCGTTCTCGCTCAATTCCATACTCCCGAACGGGACTTATGTAGAATACGACGCAGAAGGATACTTAGAAGAGAACTACATGGCTGATCGTGAAGACGAACCAGCAGAAGAAAACACTCAGGAAAGATTGGCGAACCGATGATCAAACTCATTGCAGGAGATTTCACACTCGACGCAGCTGCAGGCGACACACCACGCCGAACCATCTCAGGAACCGCAGTTCCATACAATGTGCCAGCAACCGTCAGCGACGGAACACAGGTAATCTTCAAGCCGGGCTCACTGCCAATTGAAGGCAAAGCACCCCGTCTATTTCTCTATCATTCGGCTGAAATGCCAGTAGGCGTAGTGACAGAGCGCGTAGATACTGAGCAGGGAATGTTGTTTAGCGCCAAGATCAGCGCGACGACGCTCGGTAACGATGCACTCGTTATGGCTCAAGATGGCACAATTGATCAAGTTTCGGTCGGCGTAAACCCGACAAAGTTCTCCTACGACGACAACGGAACCATGGTTATCGAAGCTGCCGACTGGATGGAGCTTTCGCTCGTCCCAATTGGCGCATTTGGCGACATGGCAAATATCGCAAAAGTCGCTGCGAGTATCCACCAACCAGAAGAAGAAGTAAGCAATAATCAAGAAGTAATCCCAGAACAGGAGCAACCAATGTCAGAAGAAACCGCACCAGCAGTCGAGGCAACAATCCCAACTGCACCAATTTTTGCACAAGCCAAAAAGCAACTCGCACTGCCATCAGCAGGCGAATACATGGCTGCATATCACATCGGTGGAGACACCTTTGCAAACATCAACAAAGCAATCGCAGAGATCAGCGCATCACAGCGCACACCTTTGCAAGCTGCAGCTGGTGATGTTCTCACCACCGACACGCCGGGTCTGCTCCCAGTTCCAGTGCTCGGGCCATTGGTGCAAGATCTAAACTTCTTGCGCCCTGTGATCGAAGCCGTAGGAGCTCGCGCATATCCAGATGGCGGACAGTCCAAAACTTTCATTCGTCCAACCATCACAACGCACACCAGCGTTGCAGCACAAGCAAATGAACTCGGTGCAGCATCCGCAACCACAATGGTGATCGCATCCAACTCAGTAAGCAAGACCACGCTCGCAGGACAAGTCACGCTGTCAGTACAAGACATCGATTTCACTTCGCCGGCAGCGATGGCACTAATCCTCAATGACCTCATGGGTGAAGCAATGATTGCCAGCGATAATCTCGCAGCAGACAACTTGCTCACTGCTGCAACATCATCGGGAGTATGGGACGGAACGCCAGAAGATTTGTTGAAGTCAGTTTATGACGCAGCGAACGATGTGGCTTCTGGTCGTAACTGGATGCCGACTCACATGTTCGTATCGGTAGATGTGTGGGCACAACTTGGACAGCTCGTAGATTCGAGCAAGCGTCCACTGTTCCCATTCATCGGAGCAGGTCTCACCGGACAGAACGCACTCGGCGCATCAAGCGCAGGATCATGGAACGGAACCCCAATGGGTCTCCAGCTTGTAGTGGACAGCAACTTCGCTGCAAAGACCATGATCATCACCCGAGTCGGTCAAGGTCAAGGCGATGCTTACGAGTACTACGAGAGCATTCGCGGTTTGATGTCAGTTGAGGTACCGTCAGTTTTGGGTAGGACCATGAGCTACCATCTCTACGCTTCAACCTTCGCCGCTATTCCGGGAATGATCCGCAAGATCACACAGGCTTAGTCGAGAGCGGAGCATCCGCTCATGGCAACATACAGCGTCACCCACAAGTATCTGCTGGATAACTACGCCGTACTGCAACTCCTGACCCCCAGCGAGATTGCAGTCGGCGAGTCCATCACCGTCGCATCAGTAGATGCAACATTCAACGGCACCTACTCGGTGCGCGCGTTGCCCCAATACTTGTACACAGGCACAGACGATCAAGGCGATCTGCTGTACGATTTCAATGTCCCAATTCAGAATCAAGTGTTGTATGCCAAAACTGCAAGCGATGTAGATCGTGTTGCAGCAACTGGCACAGTCACATACACACAAACATGCACATGGATCACACAGCAAAATGTGCTCGACTGGCTGGGCATTTCCGTTGCGACAGCTGGCGATCAGGCTTTCGTAACGACTTGTGCAGCTGCAGCGAACATTTTCTGCTATCGCAGGAGACAAGAAGCTGGATACATAGACAGTCTGACCACAGTTCCATCGCAAGATGTGTATCTGGGAACCGTGATGTATGCCGGCATGCTCTACAAATCGCGCGGAACGGTCGATGTATTTTCTAGCTACCAAGATATGGGACAAACTCCAGTCGCTGGAATGAATGGTCAGATCAAACAACTCCTCGGCATTGATCGTCCGGCTTGCGCATGACCGTAAGCAATTACACCGATCTGTTCAATAACGCGATGAGCGCGTTGGGAACGAAACTGGCAACCGCTACTGGCTTGCAAGTGGTCACTGATCCACGCAATTTGCGTCCGCCGTGCGTCTTTGTGTCAGCTCCATCTTTCACAATGTGGAACTACAACATCGCCAAAATGACCTTCCCCGTTCAGATCATCTCAATGGGTCCGGGCAACTCTGACGCATTAGGTAACATTCTCAACATGGCTGCATCTGTAATGACCGCAAATGTCGGAGCCACATCGGGATCCCCGACCAGCGTCGATGTCGGTGGCGTGGTCCTTCCGGCATACGAGATGATGATTGAAGTACAGGCACAAACCTCATGAGTTTTATTATTGCGTCTGAGCGTTTAGGCAACATTGGTGATCCGTACACACCAAAGGATGGCATCAATATTGACGCTCTTTTGGCTGGCGGATTTATAGTGCTCGCCAAAATAAAAGCCGATGAGGTTGAGGTATCAACCACAGAAGAAGAAAAACCTGCTAAAACTAAACCTAAGAAAGCATCCAAGGAGTAATCATGGCAACTAGCACTTATCTCTCATCACCAGTCGTCACCGTCAATGCAGTGGATCTGTCCGATCAGTGCACCGGTGCCACCGTGAATATTAATTACGATCAACTTGAGGCGACTTCCTTTGGAGATTCTTCAAGGAAGTATGTCTCGGGCCTCGGCAGTCACTCAGTCACACTCGACTTCTACGCAAGCTTTGCAGCGACCGAAACTTGGGCAACACTCAAGAGCCTTGTCGGTACATCAACGACTGTGGTCGTAAAGCCAACCGTCGGTGCAGACTCTGCCACCAATCCCGGACTGACCTTTACGGGGACTTTTCTAGCTGCGCTACCAATCGTTTCGTCGCTGGGAGCTCTCGGGACCATTTCGGTGGTTTTCAACGGCGGTGTTTACACTTCAGACGAAAGCTAATAACTGACCGCACATCGGTCCGACACGAAAGCGAGAAGAAATGAAGCTGCACCTAAAGGTGACAGAAGCAGGCAAAGACCCATACGAAGTGACAACTAATCTGGTCACATTGGTTGCATGGGAGCGAAGGTTCAAGCGCAAAGCGTCAGACATGGCGAATGGGATCGGCGTAGAAGATCTTGCGTTCCTCGCGTGGGAAGCATGTAAGCAAGCGAAGATCGTCGTGCCGGGAGAGTTTGACAAGTTCATTGCCAAGCTTGACTCGGTAGAAGTGAGCGCTGAGGAAATAGAAAACCCTACCCACGCGGAACTCACCGAAGGCTCCTAGCAGAATTGCTAGTCAGTCTTTCGTGGGCTCCGCGCTTTTACGAGGAAGAGTTTGACACTGCCGACCTGCTCACTGTCACTACTGTGTTAGAGGAAAGAAACAGGAAGTGACAACATGGCAATCGAAGTCAGCACAGAGATACGAGGAATCAAAGAAGACCTCAAGCTGCTGAATCGTCTTGCCCCAGATCTCCGTCGCGAGATCACCAAAGAATACAAGCGTCTAATGGAACCAACCTTGAACGATGCTCGAGCCAATATCCCCAACGGGATCGGCTCCACTGTCATGCGTGGATTTGGTCGCAAATGGCGACACATCATGCCGTGGGATAAAGCAATCGCTAATCGTGGCGTAAGCGTAAAGATTGACACTCGACGCGCCCGAAAAAAGAACCTCATCAACGGCGCACAATACGAAACTCTGAGCGCTTTTATTGTGCAGCAAAAGAATCCAGCAGGAATTGTGTTTGACATTGCTGGGCGTGGTGGTAAATCCACATCAACCCAAAAGCGCAAAGGCATCACCTACAGCTGGACGAACACGCTGATCGAGAACCTTGCTGCAACATTCCCTGAAAACCCTTCGCGAACCATGTATCCAGCAGTAGAAAAAAATCAGGACAACATCAACAGCGCTGTAGAACAGATCACAAGATCAGTCGAAGACAACATCACTAAAGCAATCGCAAGAAGTGGACAGATCTAATGGCAATTCGCATTCCCATCATCACCGACTTTGACGGCAAAGGTATTGAGCGAAGCATCAAAGCGTTCAAGGAACTTGAAACCAACGGTGAAAAAGCGTCTTTTGTTGTCAAGAAAGCTTTCCTACCTGCTGCAGCTGCTCTCACTGGTCTTGCTGTCGCTGGTGGCAAAGCAGTATCAATGGCATCAGACCTTGCCGAAACACAAAACAAAGTCGGAGTAATCTTTGGATCATCAGCGAAAAGTATTCAGAACTTCGCTAGCAGCGCAAATAAAGCTCTCGGACAAACACAAAACGAAGCACTCACAGCTGCATCAACTTTTGGAACCTTTGGAAAAGCAGCCGGGCTAGCTGGCGACGACTTAGCAACCTTCTCAACCGACTTCGTGACGCTTGCATCAGATCTAGCGTCGTTCAATAACAGCACGCCAGAAGAAGCAACTCTCGCGCTCGGTGCAGCTCTTCGAGGAGAATCAGAACCCTTGCGACGCTTCGGTGTGTTGCTTGACGATGCCACACTCAAAGCCAAAGCGACAGAGATGGGTATCTATTCGGGCAACAAAGCTCTCACAGCTCAACAGAAAATCCTTGCAGCACAGCAAGCAATCCTCGAGCAGACAACAGACGCACAAGGCGACTTCGCCCGTACAAGCGACGGTCTAGCCAACCAGCAACGCATACTCCGAGCAACACTGGAAGACACTGCAACAAAGATCGGAATGGCACTTCTTCCAGCTGTGCAGGCTGTGTTGCCGTTCTTGACAAAGTTTGCTGAATGGGCAAGCAAGAACACACCAGTAATCCTCGGCGTATCCGTTGTCATCGCAGCCATTGCGACATCAATCATCGCCACCAACATTGCGCTCGCTGCATGGAGAGCAGTTTCGCTTGTCACTATCGCTATCAACTATGCACTTGCAGCATCATTCACAGCCGTCCAGATCGCTACAGGTATCGGCATCGCAACTGTGATCGCTGGCGTTGCAGCTTTCGCCCTTTACAAGCGCCAAATGGACGGAATGAAAGACAGTCTCGGCGCGTTCAATACTGAATCGTCAAGATCAAATCAACAACTTATTCGCATGGCTGATAGTGGCAAGCTAGCCACGACTGGTCTTGAGGGTCTTGACACTGCAGCTGGCGGTGCTGGTGGCTCAGTGGACAAGATGGGCGAGAAGATCAAGAAGGCTCGAGAAGAAATTGAAAAGCAATTCGCTGAAGCTTTGGACACTGCCAAAGACAAACTTCAAAAAGCCAAAGAAGCCTACGACGAGTTCAAGACCACAGTCTCGCAATCGGTCACTGGTGAGTTCTCAATTTCTGGTGCAGCTGACGCTGCCAAAGAAGCCGGAACGACCATCCTCGCCCAGCTCACACAGCAAGCCAACGGTGCAAAAGCGTTCGGATCAAAGGTCGAACAACTGCTCAAAATGGGTCTATCGGAAAGGGCTCTCAGAAGCGTTCTAGCAGCAGGTCAAGAAGCTGGAGACGCAATCGCCACAGAACTGATCCAAGGTGGCTCAGACGCGATTACAGGACCCAATGGGATCAACCAGATGCTGGACTCGCTCAACATGTTCGCTGACGCGCTCGGTGTCTTTGGTGCTGACCTGTTTTATGGCGCTGGGGTCAAGCAAGGCGAAGCGATGCTCAAGGGTGTCAATGATGCGATCGCTGGCGCACAGGCAAAGCTGAAGAATCCGAAATTGAATCTCGCGGATGTGAAAGGTATCGGAGCGAACTTCCAAAGCACAGTCGGCGCGATCATGCTCGGACCTTCTAGCTCATCAATGGCAGCAATCCCAACTAGCGCGGAAGAACATGCTGCTATGCGTGGCGGATCCATTTACAACATCAATGTGAGTGGTGGACTGAACTCATCAGCCGAACAAGGCAAAGCAGTGATCGATGCCATTCGTGCAGCTAACCGTGCATACGGTCCAGCAGCTATCGCGGTCGCATAACCATGGGTGCAGCAGTCATCCAGTCAGGTGAATACAAGCTAGAGATAGACACAGGCTTTGACTCTGGCAGCTTTGTACTTGACTCAGATCTCAAAGGCGTTCTAGACAACACGCTCTATACGCTCGGACCGGGCACAACCTTCGCCGATGTCACCACAGGCGTGACAGCTGTGAACATCTTCCGAGGTAGGCGCGACATTGG